CCCAAAATCCAAAAAGGTACAAAGATGGGCTATCTCAGCTTCATCCTACACCTTGCACCTGCTGATCTTAGCGGACGCGAAGTATGCCCCAAGCGAACTAAAGGTTGTACAGACGCTTGCCTTAATAAAGCAGGACGCGGTGGCATGTTCCGCAAAGGCGAGAACACCAATATGATCCAAAAGGCTCGCATTCGTAAGACCCAATACTTCTTCAACAATCGCGCAGACTTCATGCTGGATCTTGTCTCAGACATTCGCAAGGCTATCAAGTTCGCAGAGCGCAAAGGATTAATCCCCGTGTTCCGCCTCAATGGTACTAGTGACTTGAGCTGGGAGAAGTACGATGCTATCCCAGGGCAGAACATCTTTGAAATGTTCCCTAATGTACAGTTCTATGACTACACTAAGGTGCTCGGTCGTAAGACTAAAATGTATCCTAACTACCACCTTACATTCAGCAAGGCAGACGGCAATGACGCAGATGTAGCAGAAGCACTCTTGCAAGGCATGTCAGTGGTTGCTGTCTACGACAAAATCCCAGAGGGTGTGCCGTCAGCAGACGAAACTGACCTGCGCTTCTTAGACCCTAAGGGCATTATGTTAGGATTGAAGGCAAAAGGGCCTGCCAAAAAAGACTATTCAGGCTTCGTAATCCGCTTGACAGAAGTGGCTTAAGAGGCTATAATACTAACATCAACAGCAAATAAGGAGCGAAACTTATGTCAGATAAACTATATGCATTCTGCGACGCAGTCGTAGCATTCGTAGGATTCTTTCTAGTCTATGGAGTGTCAGGCACAATTGACACTGCCCCAGACAGTCAATTGTTCACATTAGCCCTTATGGCCTTAGCAGGCTTGGGCTTGTTCTTCGCAGGCATCAACGGCTTGACAACCCGTAAGTAAGACAGTATAATTAACACTTCAACAGCAAATAAGGAGCGACACTATGGTAACAGCAGATCAAATCAAAGCAGGTTTTGTACTAGCACATCTCGCAGGTGTTGAGATGTATCAAAAGATTGGCGAGCGTGATGCTTGCGGTTTTGGTTGGGTGGATGTGTACGTGGATCGTACTAACTCCAAGCAAGCCAAGGAATTGATTGCCGCAGGCTTCCGCAAGGACTACAAACCCAAATGCTTGAGCTATTGGGATCCAGCAAAGATTCCAACTCAGTCAGTGAGTGTTAAGGAAGCAGGCGCTGAGGCACTGGCCAACTACCTAACAGCATTAGGTTTGAAGGCTTATGCAGGCAGTAGACTAGACTAATGGCTACTGCTATTCATTTCTGTCTCATGTTTCTGCTCATAATTCTTGCGAGCAGAAGCAAGAGATAGTATAATTACGTTATCAACTAACATTAAGGAGCGAGACTTATGGCAAAGGTAGTTACAAGTAAAATGCTTATGGCACTGCAATCTGAAACAAAATCACTGGAAGTAGACACAGCTGCGATCAAGGCTAAAGAGCTTAAATTGAAAGGCGAAACAGACGAGCAGATCCTGGATCGCTTGCGTGATCGCTTTGAGATTCTAGACGACATGACTCGTGCTGTTAAGAGCGGCAAAGTCAAAGCAATGATTGTCACAGGCCCTCCAGGTGTTGGCAAGAGCTTTGGTGTTGAAAAGGTTCTGGCCAAGCATGATGTGTTCGCCAATGTAGCACAGGACGAGAAGCTGAAGAAGTACGAAGTGGTCAAGGGCGCAATGAGTGCCATTGGCTTGTACAGCAAGCTATATCACTTTAGCGACCGGAAGAACGTCTTAGTGTTTGATGACTGTGACAGCATCTTACTTGATGACTTGAGCTTGAACATTCTCAAAGCAGCATTGGATACATCAAAGAAGCGTACCATTAACTGGAACACAGACTCTAGCTTGTTGCGTAGAGAAGGTGTGCCTGATTCATTCGAGTTCAAAGGCGGCGCTATCTTTATTACCAACATCAAGTTCGATCACGTCAAGAGCAAGAAGCTGCGTGATCACTTGGAAGCATTGGAAAGCCGTTGCCACTACTTGGATCTAACTATTGACACAGAGCGTGAGAAGGTCCTGCGCATTAGACAAGTGGTTACTGACTGTGGTATGCTTGATGACTATGACTTAACGGATCAGCAGAAGCTGGATGTGGTTAACTTCGTAGCAGACAACACAGCACGTCTACGTGAGCTCAGCTTGCGTACAGTACTTAAGATAGCTGACTTGGCTGTTAGCTTTCCTAACAAGTGGCAAGCTGTAGCGGACATGACATGTATGCGCCACGCATAACAGCTTAGGGTAGGGTACAGCATATAGTAACCCACCCAGACAGCGCCAACGATTCGCTCCCGGTAACGCTGTCACAGAAAAGGTCCATAAGCCCGATTCGCTCCCGGCAAGACCTTTTTTAATCCTCGATCGGTGACGGTCGGGGATTTTTTTTTGATTTCGAAAAGGTCGGGAGGAGATAATAATAAAAAAGATTTCTTCGAGAGGGGTGGGAGGCATATACATTTATAAACTGTTGTATTACAGCAACAGCGCATGGGTACCGAAGTAAAAACACCCCTCTAAAAGTTTAAGTACTTCTTTATAATTTTTTACGCGGGCAATTTTTTCATTCCTAAATACCCATTTCTACCTGTTCACTACAGTAGTTTGTATTGTACTCAAAAGTAATACGTTCATGCTGTAAGTGAAACTCATATATCATAATATGGTTCTGTCCCATGTTAGTATAAGTGGTAGTATCAGGTTCCCCCAAGCCCAATAAGTTTGGAGTTGGCATTGTAGCCATTATAGCCACTATTTGACTATCACATGGATATGTTTTTGAGTTTACAGAAGTTGTAGGAGCGCCAGCACCGCATGCTGACAGCACTATAGAAGCAGTTGTTATTAGTGTTTTCATACTCATAGTATAACACACTCCCACTTCTCATGCTATACATGTTACTATTTTTTACTGTTATTACACCCGTGAAAAAGCCCTACGAATAGAGCTTAAGGATTCGGGCATGTCCCGTATAGTTGTTCAACAGTAATCAAACACTCTTAGTTTGGTGGATTCTCACTGTGCATTAATTTTGCTTGAGGCTTGTGATCTAAGTATTCTGAAATCATCTGCATAAAACCTCCTGTCACAGTATAAGTTCTGTGTATAATTATTTATAGATTACAATAAGATTACGGGTCAAACAGGCCGATTCTACTCTCAGTAAAAACGCTAAGTACTTCTCAAATTTTTTTTGCGCAGAAATTTTTCAATCCTGCAGGACCCTTTTTGGCTAGACTAGCCAACCAATAAGAAACCCCACTACAAAAGCTGCTAGGCCCAACAGCGTCACAGTAAGTATATAGATCCATGTATTATCACTTAATCGCATTAGTGTTTCTAGCATTGTATATTTACTATATACTAGTATGGACACACACTTGATTATTCCCCGTATACTTACTGGATTACTCAGTATATTTCAAGCCAGTCGACTACGTGATTGTGTCTATACGCAAGCTCAGCGTATACAGTCCTTAGAACTAGCCATAGAAGATATTGAACGTATAAATGCGCACAGTGATCAGCCCAATCGACTTATAGCCAATATATGTCAGCACACTAGTCGCGATTGAACTCTCTAACCCATGTGAATCTAGTATTACCGGGCAACCATTTTAACTCTTTGCCCTTTTCAGATAGATCCATGTCTACTAGAATCCAATCGGGTTTCTCACTGAATTTGACCCGTTGTTCACGTTTAACTATACGTACTACACGGCCCGTGGATTCTAGCTTGCCCAGCACATGTGGTTCTGCACCCAATTCCAACAACTGTTGATCACTTGCTCGTTCCGTGCCTGCACCCATGTGATGATTCTGCACCCAGTTTTCTTTTAGACTGTTAGTTAATTCTCTTATTAGCATATGTGATATTTAGCGGCAACTGACAGCTGAACGCTTGTTCGCGTTTTTCCGCTGTGCTTCGCACTAAAAATTTTGCTTGCAGCTTCGCCGATTAAAAATTTTTTTGCGCCCCGCTTGGGCCTATAAATAGTTGACCCTGGAGAATCCCATGAGCATACTATCAAAACTACACAATATCATTTCAGCAGACCTAGCCGAACTGTTTGCCGCAAGCAAGCGAGCCAGCGTCAAAGCTGTCAATGACGTAGAGCAATTAGAACGTCAGCTGTCGGAAGCACATCAAAAAGTCATTGACACAGCCACTGAAGCTAGACAACACGCAGAAGCAGCCGCGGCTCGTGCACATGCTGCCGCTGTTGAATTGGAAATCGAAGCCAAGGCTGCTGCAGAGAAAATTGCCCTGCATACTGAACGACTAGCCCGTCGGGATCCTCAACTGTAATTGAGTAAAAATAATGTGCGATGTTTGTCGTACTTGAAAGCCACGCTGATTTGATAACACTCTGTGGCCATGTTCCAAGCCCAACGCTGATACTTGGGCCCTGTGTACTTGAGTAACCAAGCTTCTACACTTGTAATACCCACAATCCAATCCAACTGCTCATATGCACGTCCGGGCCATGCTATATCTGCAGTGTACTCAAAGCCATGAATTACTGGGACGTAATCCCAGTTAGTATAAGTGGACATGCTAGTATTTAACTAGTCAAGGCTTTTTCTCGCGATATTATACCGGTTTCAAACTGATCCAAAATTACTGGCGTATTGTGTAGGATCCAAGTGGCTGTTAGTAGAGCTAGTCTGTTGTGATTAACTGAACTTAGATGATTGAGTCTAGGATCCTGCATACTGGCCGTGTGCTCGGTCCATTCGTCCATGCTGATTTCAACTAGATTGCCCTGTGCAAAAGTCATATGCTTGTAGCGTTGGGCAAGATTTAGATCCTTGATCACCTGCTCACTGTCGGGAAAACTGGCTATGACCAGTATTTGTATATCCAAAGCCTGGGCTGAATGATCCAATCTAGCTAGAAAGTTTTCCAACTGTATCATGCGACTAACGGGATTCATTAGAAACTGTGTGTACAGCATAACAGCTTCTACCTGCTGTTGACTAATGGTGTTGGGTGCATGTCCCCTGAATACCTGACTGGCCTGTGGATTGTCTATGAAAAACCAAGTGCGATCCAGTGTGGTCAAGCCCACGATAACTGTATCCTTGGCTTTGAACGTGCCCTCGTGCCGACTGTATTCAGCGTACATCCAATCTAAACTGGTAGCTTCTAACGCACGGTTTTCTACAGGACCTAGAGCCTTTAACTGACGATGCCAAGTGGTGTCATCGTGTGTGGCATCGTTGAAAAAGCTGTCGCCAAAAATCCAAATCATTCAACTTCTTTATAGTAGTATTCGTAGTTGACTGTAGTGGCATTTTCTTTACGAATTCTAGCACCATTTTTTAAATGGAATCTACGTGCCATGGGCGTTTGAGGACTTAGTGTAACTATGCCTTTAAGATCAGCATAGTCTTTTTTCAACCACTCGGCGGCCTGTTGCAGCAGCGTAGCACCGGCTCCTGGAGCATAACTCCATATGGTGTAAAATACAGCAATTTCCTTGTCCTTGCTCATGTTAACTAGGTCTTCCTCAGTTTCGGGAACACCTTTGAGCCATTGCATACAAGTGGCTGCCAGCACTTCTTCTCCTGCTTTGAGTATGAGTATTTCTGCTGCTTCGTTAATGCGTTGCTCAAGGGGAATGTGTGGACGAACAGGGTCGTCCTTGATTAATCTGACTAGGGGATCAGTGATGTCTCTAATGTGATGAAGTTCCATGTTTCGCTACCTGGTTATTATATGTGTACTTATCTTTCTGACCAAAAATTACAAATCATCGCTAGGCAAATTGTTTAATAGTTCCCTTAATTTACTGCTGGCAACTTCGGCCTGCACTTTAGGTGCCGGAGTACCGTTGTCTACGATTTCACCTGTGGTACTGTTAACTGTTTGTCGCTGCTTGATACTGTTGAGCAACACACTGCCTGCACTGGCTTGTCCGTGACCATAGCCGTCTTCTTCATCCAAATCTGAAATACGCAGTGTGTCAATATTAAACTCTAGGTCAATCTTTTGACCAACTCCGCTGGAACTACGTGTTTTCATTAGCTGGATTTGATAACGTCCACGTTCACGCATTGCACGACTGGTAAAGATACCAAACACATTATCAGCTGTTTGAATCTTACTTAATCCGCCCGAGATGTGGCTGTGATCAAACTCAACTTCTTCAACAGCACCGCGATTTAGCTGTGCCGCTGTGACAAATATACAGTTCTTTTCTACAGCTAGATTACGCAATTCCTCACTGACATATTTGTCTTTGACAAACAAGTTTTCAGCACTGATACGCTTGCTCAAGGGCAACAACAAGTCCATATAGTCTACCAGTAGTACATCAATCTTGCGCCCCATTTTGATTTCATACTCTTTCATATAAGCGCGAATATCATTGGCTGTCTTGCCGCTTGGCATATACTTGACTTGGAATTGTCCTGATTTTTTTCCAATCATTTTGACTTTCATTTCCACGTCGTCAATGCTTTTGAAAATTTCTCTTGTGGGTATTCCAGTTACCATAGCATCTACCCGCAAGCTAACCAGTTCTTCACTCAATTCAAGTGTCAGATACAAGACATTGTGTCCAGCTAGGCTATAGTTTACTCCAAGATTAGCCAAAAACAAACTCTTACCAGCACCACTACCGCCAGCCCATATGTTAAGCTCACCTCGATTAAATCCACCATATAGTTTATCATCGATGGCTTTCCAACCTGTGGATATTTGTCCATTTTTATCCTTAATACGCATCAATCTAGCACGGGGATCAGCAAAGTAATCAGTGCCCATGTCACGTTGTAGGCCCACTTGTACAGCCTGTTTAATTTTTTCTTCTACAGGACCATATTCACCTTTTTCCAGCAAGTCAGCTGACTCTAAGATAGCACGTTCAAGACCTTTGTGTCTAATAAATGTTTCAAAATCATTCATCAACCAATCATAGTGTTCGTCACGTAGATCTTCTGCTGCCTTGAGATTTGATCCTGTAGCTGCATTGATAATGTCTGGCGTGGGCAATACATTATTTTCAGTTACATATTTGGTTAGAAATTCTGCAGCTGGTTGTAGTTTACGGTCAAATAGATTACTGTCAAAAATACTTTGACAGCGTACAAACGTGCCAGCATCTGCCAACATCATTTCTAGATATACACGTTGTATGTCATATCCATAATCAACGTTTTGTCTTGCGCGGTCTTTTTTATCATTCATGTGTGTATTATAGTTTCTTTAAATATTAATTGCAAGGTGTTTGACAGGACTCCAGTTATAATCCCATACTCTCTGTTTAGTGTGATATAGCACGGCTCCAATACTACTACTTGGATCTCCAGGGTTAGGAAGACTCCAACGATACTTAAACATAGGTTCAACATACCGTTTATTTGCCTGACTATTCATAGCACACCCGCCCATGTAGACCAAACAGTCTGCACCTGTTAATTCTTTTGCCAAGCTCATTACCGAGCCAATTTGTACTTCAAATGCATCTTGTACTGCGGCTGCTATATCACACTGATCTTGTAAATTATTAATGGGATAAGGCCAATTTAATACCCCTCTGTGGAAATTATAATTCAAATCAACTGTGCCAGTTATGTAACTATTAACTTCTTTAAAATAGCGCCACTTGTCTCCTTGCTGGGACATTTGTTGTAACAAGTATTCATCTTTGATTGGAGTAAGTCCGCATAGTTTTGTAAATGCACTGTAAAACAATCCCAAACTATGTGGATAACTTCTGCTCCACACTTTGGTCATTTTGCCGTGTTTTGCTTCCCATATCGTGGCGCACTCAAATTCGCCGATTGCATCAAGAACAACAATTGCACAATGATTAAACGGACTAGTATAGTACCCAGCGGCAGCATGACTAGCATGGTGAGGAGTATATGTGATAGGTGCATATTTGAATTGTGTTAAATGTCGTTTTGGTAATACAGACATATCCATAGCTGTTCTATACTGTCCAGCATATAGTTGTCTAGCTTTTTTAATCCAAGGACGCTCATACCAGAAGATTCGATCTGGTGCGCCTTGCCCTAGTGCTCGATTAAGTATGGTGCCATCTAGTAAATCTTCTGAAGAATTATCCAAAGAAAATAATTTATTATCTTTGAATACAGCTAAACTACTGCCATGATTAAGAGCGTTTATCCCCCAGAGTATCATTTGTATATAAATGGATCACGTTTACGTAATTCTTCTAGGCGTTGTTCAAATGCCTTTTTCTCTTTATACTTGCGATAAGGAGTTAACAGCCAATTAATTAATTTTTTCATATTATGTCCTTTAAATTCTGTATGCGGTTACTATGTTATTTTCTAGTACAACACTAGTACTGTATTTTCCTTTGCCTACTCGATCATAACTCCATGTTTCTTTATACTTGGTTTTAAGTTGTTGTTGCTGAATATATCCAGGATATCCTTTTGACTCTAACAACATTTCTCGAGTTTGCCCAACCCAAATATCACCTAACAATATTCTGTCTGCAATGTTTTTACCAAAACGTTTAATCAAATCATTCACGTAGGCTTCGTGTTTTTTTCGTTCTTCTTCGGCAAGTCTAGCTGACTCTGCTTTTTCGTGTTCGTTATACAAGTACCATACAATACCTATAACCGCAAAAAATCCTGCTGCCTGCCATGGAAATAAAATTATAAGAAATATTATAATACCTAATATAAATGCACCAGATTCCATTATACTGTATCCTTAAACCATTTTTTTGCTCGTAATTGAATTTTCAAACCGTTAGATTCCTTACTATTTACAATTAGCCATAGTGTTGCTAGACGACCAAGTTTGATTATAGCATCGTTGATATCTTTAACACTATCGGGCCAGTTAGGCATGCTAACACTCCACCCTAACTCGATTGCACGTTCAACAGTTTTAGGACCTTCATGGTCTCTATCCGGAACTAAAACTATTTCTTTACCTAATTGTTTTAACAACCAGTTTTGACTATCTTTAATCTCTGCTCCGAGTAATGCACAGCCATCAATACTTAGCGCATCAAACGGACCTTCGCTGACAATTACGAACTCACGATTGTCCTTCTGATTATCTAAATTAAAAACATAGCCAGGTTGTTGTTCGCTCAAATACTTAGGACTAGCATCTCCAATAGTTCTAGCAGTCCATCCTACAATTTCATTATTAAATAAAAATGGAATAATAAGTCTATTGCTGAATCCAACTTTAGGAGTCCAATAGAAAGGAAAATCTTCAGGGTAAATTTTTCTATTAACCATGTACTCTAGCACAGGTATAAGTTTTTCTGGAAGGTCAACTAACAAGTCTGTAATTAGTTGACTATCCATAGGTAACGCACGAACATCAAATTTTGGAATAATACTACGGATTTCTGTTGTATTATTTTCGTCTAATCTCAGTGCTTCTAGCCTTAATTGTGCAATGATATCATCGGGGATATTTAAATCCCGCATGAATTTATTCATTTTTTGGCTAATGTGTCTACCTGGTTGCCAGCTACATTTGAATCCGCAATTGAAACAGTGATAGCTTACAGCATCACCACCATTAACAATAAAGCCACCGCGCTGTCTCTTGTCATCACAACAGACAGCATTAAACCCAATCCAACCGCTTGGAGTATTTTTTCTCTTGCCAGGCAAGTATTGTAGTAAAGTGTCTGCAATTAGGCTCATGCCTAAGTATAACACGTTATTTGATTAAAATCAACTGATAACGGTAACTGTATTAACCATTCCGTAAACTAATGCTGGATTTTGCTGAGCACCGTATTGCCAAACATCTGGATACAACCAACTAACTCGCATATAGTTATAACTGTTTCCAGTTGCTGGATTTATCACTGGAATATTATTAAATGATACCGTTGTAGAAGTTTGAACTGAATATGTAATTGATTGTAATTGTACGGCATCCTTGAATGATTCTACAGAAATAGTCATATCTTCTGTGGCCTCTACATAAATTGTTCCAATAAAATTTGTCATATTGATTCTAAAATTCATGTATTCTGTAGCCTGCGCTTCATAAAATTTACAAGGAATTGCACTGGTATGATTAATTACATTACCCATGTAATTAATTTCACCTGAAAATTTATCGTAGATGATGGTTTTTCGACTTTTCGGCATAGCATTACCGATTACATCAATTCTACCAGCAGCGCTAAAAAAACTATCTGTATATAATACTATGTTATTTCCTGAACTATCTACGGCTATAACACTATAAGTTAAACTTTGACTATCTATATCTGAAATGTCTTCTGCTGGAATAATGATTTTTGCTAGCCCTTTGATAGCACTAGTTAGTGTTACTCCTGTATGCCCAGATATAGTTTGGCTGGGAAATGTAACTGTTAATGATGTTGTTGCACTATCGACATCGACTGATACACTTGAAACTATAACCGGTCCTACTATATTTGTTCCCGTTAACACATTGGAATTTAAAAAATTGCCTGTAATATTTGCTGTAGGTATTGTAATTGTTGCTGATGTAGTTTTTGCAACTGGAATCGGCGCAACTACTGTAGCTCCAGTTGCTGTAGCTGATGCTAGCAATGTTAAGGAGTACGGGCTACTCTCTAAAGCCTTACCGCTTGCATCCATTACATTAACTTCCATGTTAGTTAATGCGGATAAGTCTATACGCTTTTGATCAGCGTTCTGGATATCGAATTCTATGACGTTATCCACGCCTTGATAAATTTTAATTGTTCTTGCGTACACGACTTTATTCTCCACAGTGAATCCTGCCAAATTGGCTAATAGTATAGCTCTATTAGGATATAAATAACTTTGAACTTTTTGCATTGGCGAGGACCTTTAATAGTATTTATGGCAAAATTAAGAGACAACATTGAACAAAATCTACCATTTATTAGCGTCATCAACTATGGTGAAAACGAATACGTGGGAATTATAATAAACCAAGATCAGTTTGTAACTAGTTTCTACGATCTAAACGCCTTAAAAACACCAGAGGAAACAAAAGTATTTTTAGAAATCGGCGAAGTATGGTGGTGGGAAAGCAATCGCCAATTTCCTATTACTGTATTCTGCAGAGATGAAATACAACCCTTTAATTATGCTATTAAAACATTCAATAGCAAAGACACACGTATTATATTAGGCCCAGTAGTAAATTTAATGAATCTTACACTAAAACGTGTTAAACGAAAAAGTGTTCAGCTAGTACGTAAAGTTCGTTAATTAAACTCGTAGCTAATTCTTTCGCAGATTAAATTCATCTGCACTACAATTACATGTGCATACGCAATAGCATGCGCTTTCTTAAAATAATATTCGTCATTCTCTGGTTTTATCCAAATTTCCGACAGTATCGTTGTCCAATCTTTTCCTATCAAATAACGCTTGGCTGGCCGAATCATAGCTAGCACTGCTGCCAATTGTTCTATTGATGTGGGCTTGACCTGTCTCAATATAGACCCGTGCCCATTCACGTGAAAGAGTAAATCGACGAAGTCGTCTTGCTCTAGTAGATCCCATAAAGGTTCTGTCTCCATTAATTGTGTTAAGTGTTCTTTATTTTTAACACCTTCGTACACGCTGACATTTAAAAAATCTATTTTAAAATATCCGCGATCTTCGGCTGTTTTATAATCAATAGTACTTATTCCAGTTGCAGGGTTGTATGGAATGCTAGTACAATATATACCAGTGTTGTGCTTTTTAAAAGAACCGTCGAGACTAGCATCTATATGTTTTAATACAGCTAGTGCTTGAGTTCTATCAGCAAAGTCGAGGTCGATATCTGGCATAGTTAATTAAAATTAAAAGCAATACAAATTCGTTCATCATCGATTAAGTGTCTTGGAACACAATGTCTAACATAACTTCTGAATATGACAAGACTACCGGGACTTGGTATAAAATCGTGTGTCATCACATTCATGTAGTTAGGTATAGTAGCTGCAACAGGACACATGTCTGGCTCTAACGGGCTTTCAAAAACTAAATTAGAAGATCCTTCAGGCACCGATACATAATAAACAGCCGAAAATGTACTACTATGGTGATGATGAAAATCTTGGAAGTCGTATTTTTTCATAATATTAATCCAAGCTTCTGTGCATACATATTTCTTTTTGTTGCGTTCTACACCTAGTATTTTGGCAAAATTGTTTACATGTCCAGTAATGGTCTCTACAATTATTTTAAAATCCATATCTTTAGAAATGTCATGTGTGCCTAATGTATTGTATGTAGGACTAATCCACATCTCGCTTCCTGATTTAGTTGTCGATTGTATGGCTTTTATTTTAGATAACAAATCGGCATTTGTTTCTTCAATTTCAGTTATTTTATCTGTATATATTGCTGTAGGAAATAATAATTCAACACCCATTATATATTACTCTCTTTAATAACTTCTTTTACAAACATTACATCTTCTGGTAATTTTTTAAATTTGCTAACCCAAAATTGTGGATCAATAATATTTTGTATATGTCCTAATTGATCATCGCTAAATTTTTGTAGCATAGCTTTTCCATTAGAACTGTTTAAGATTAACCAAGGACTAAGTTTTCCATCTTTGATATCATAGCATGCTCTACTTAGACTAGCATATAAAAAATAATGATTCCATTGTGCGTTATGATCATCTGCCCAATCCATCATCGTTTGGATCGATCTTTGTGTTGCGGTTTCGGCGGTTTCTCTTCTGATAAGGTCGAGTACGTATTGGGTGTAGAGTTCATCTCTACACCAGTGGTCGAGCTTGACTCCAGAGCGGACAACATAATCGATAAATTTTTCCGGGTAGAGAGGATTAACATTGCTGACAAAACTGCCAAACTTAACAAAAGCATTATAGTAACTGCTTTTACAAAAATCTTCATATGTTTTTTCCTGTTTACTATTGGGTTGAACTATTTTATAGAATTTTTGAAATGTATCAAACGCAAGAACTACATGTTTTTCTTTTTGTGCTAGATGCCTGCGTTTTTGCTCACACACATGTACAAACAAAGTCTTTTCTTGCATAAAGCCTTTGCTACAATGTCCACAGGAATATGGTTGATTAACTAATGCCATCATTTTAATTTTTTAGCTATGGTTGCTTCGTCCATTCCGTATTTTCTTGCTAGCTCTTTCATTTCTTTGTCTGTAGTTATTTCAGCCAATAACTCTAACTCATCTCGTTTACGATTAGGATAAATTTCTTCTAAAAATTTATATCTCTTACCGCCAGTACCTGTTTTTTTCTTAGGCCCTATCCAATTATGGTAAAATGTTTTTTCGCCATTATAACTACACATACACAATAACAACCATAATAATTTAGGATGTTTTTGTAAATCATTCCAATTTTTATTAAAGTATTCGTTTACAGTTAATACAAAATGTTCCTGTATTTCTCTTTTTTGATCTTGAGCACTACTAAGATACCTGTTTAAAATAAAGAATTCACTTTTTAGACTTTTTTGTTGTTCGACAGTCATTTCGTCCCATGCCGCGCGAACATTCATGTCTACAAATGCTATCTTTTCTTTTAATTCGATCTTATCACTCATATTTTTCTTGACTTAGTTTATATAATATTTTAACACGATCTATAGCTTTTTGCAAGGCAGGATTGCTCTTTCCTGCTAGACGAATTTTAATCCATTCATTATGATCAGCTAATTCTTTATTGCCGATTTCCTTACGCACATCAAATCGTTTCGATTCTTCGGGATCGTAATCCCATCCAATTGCTTTTCTAGTACTAGGGTCTGCACCAAATTCGCGAGCATACGTAACAGTACCGTTGCGCTCATAAATGTAGTTTACGCCTGGTTTAAGATTACCCACGGAACAATTCCTCTTTTGGAATTAATCTAGCATCGAACGCTAACACTGTCCGAGTACCATTGCCTTTCCAAGGATACACAGTATGTGGAATATGGCTTGGGAATACTAAAACTGTGCCCGGTGTAGGATCGTATTTCCATGTATCAGTCATGACAAACCTGTTTACATCTTTAGTTACAGGTAATCTAAATAAAATTTGTGCATCACTCGGTTGACTGTTATCTACTAATTCTGGTGCACTGATGTATACATTCCCGCTGATATTTCCAGCAGGATGGCTATGCATTTCTTGGTAATCTCCAGGATATTGTCTAATAGTCCAAATACTAGTAACAACAATATCGCACAACTTAAGATCTTCTGCGCCGGATTGTTGAGTTACAATTTCCATATAACCTTGACAAATACCTTTAATGTATTTGATTAACCATGTCACATCAACATCTTTATCATTAGGGAAAATTTGTACCTGATGTCCACCTCTAACACTAATAGTCGGATCTCCCGCATCATTGGCGCCATCTTGCAAGTGCATTGCATCTACTAGTGTATACATTTTACTATATTCCTGCGGAGGAACATTATCTATACAAATTATAGTAGGTTGAAAATATGCTATCTTTAATGTCATAATAGTTTATCCAATTGAATTAATTCGCTTTGTCGTGATATTTCTTTAACAAAATAAACACAATCTGGTTTTGACCCGGTACTTGTAGGAGTAGCTAGTAGTTGTCCATTCTTCATTTTAGGAAAATACCATTTTACATCGTTATAAAAGTTAAGTATTTTAATAGGTTTAAATTCGATTCTAAAACTACTTAATGGATTAAAACATAGTGCTTCAAATCCTCGATCATTTAAGCTAGTTAACGGTAATACTTCGATATCACAACTACTTGAACTATCTCCGACCGCTATGCTCCAATCTATCGGCATAGTAACTTCATTATCTCCAATTTGCAATACAATTGCTGGAGCATTAAAACTTTCTAAAAATATTAACGGCATAAAAAAGAAATCAGGCGAATTGGGATCACTGTTATCTAATACCGCAAAACGTGTATTTTCGTCTACCTCCTCGGGTAAATTGTTCAACGAAAACATTTCGTTATCTAATGTTAGTATCTGCATAGTTCCTTATTTTTGCCAATCCACTTTATCTAAAGTAAATGGATACTTGGCTTCCTTGTAAAATTTCTTTCTTTCTGTAAGATGGCGCTTTGCCCACTTACAAGTACTGGTTAGATCCCAGATTTGTACAAAATCCTTATCTTCTGCCTTACGGATGCCTCTGCCTATACTTTGTATAACTCTAACAAATGATTTTCCTGGTTCTAATAAAATCAAATTAAAAATACGGGGAATATTAATTCCAACCGCAGCAACACCGAATGTTGCAACAATTACTTTATTATCGCTTGTTTTAATTTCATCATATTCTTCTTTTCTATCAGTAGTTTTGACCGCCCCTGATATAAAAACTGAATCTGGTATTTCATTTACTAAAAATTTGCCTGAATCTATTCTATTAACTAGAACTAATGTGTTGCCTGATTGTGATATTTTTTTAATTAAATTGCTGATATATATCATCCTGTTTTCTTCAGTAACAAGATATTTTAATTCTTCTTGATATGTCTTAAACTCTGGTAAATCTATCATCTGTACTACATTAACATGGCATGCTGATAGCACACCCATTTCTTGCAATTCGTGAGCTTTAATTCCACCAACAACTGGCCCAAGACTGGCAAAAATAGGTTCTGCTTCAAAGTCTCCTTTAGGAACTGTTCCAGTTAATCCCCAACGTATAGGTGCATTACATAGATTTTGTGTAAGTAAATTTTTGAGTACATCTGCTTTTGCCATATGAACTTCGTCTACTATCACCGTTCTAACACCATCTAAAAATTCAGCTAACGATACAATATCATACTCGTGATTTTTACTTTTTTTATCTAAAATATTAAGACTTTGCCAAGTGCAGATTGTATGTGTTTTGTTTAGATCTTTTCTGTCCCCGTAGTATACACCTACATCTAGTCCTACGTTGATGAAATCTTCTTCTGTTTGTTCAACAAGACTTTTATTAGGAACAATCGTAATAGTTCTTCCATATTTTTCAGCACAATGACTTAGTGTTGCTGTAGTAATTGTTTTGCCTGCGCCTGTTGCAATTTCTTGAAGACTTTGTGTATTTTCGAAAAATCTATTAATTGCTTCGACTTGATAATCACGCAACATAATAGGTTTGCCTTCTTGTTGATGACCTTTTGGCCATACTTTACCTTGATCGGCCCAGTATGTTTCTGTTACTGGTTCAAACGATATTTTTTTAGTAGTACGCAAATCTTCTAATTCATCGATGTCTATATCCATGTCGGATAATACCGCAAGTACTCTTTCTAATTGACTCAAGTAACCGTTACCCCCAAGTCCAAACATGCTAACTTTGCCGTCCCAACGACCTAATTTATAAGCTGGGCGATAGCGTGCCGTTGGATCTACATATTTGAATGTATTTGCTAATTTCTTTCGAGCTTCCAACGGTAAGCCTTCAAGTTTGATATTTACTTCGTCTCTAATTACTAATTTTACAGTCATATTTTTATTCTAAGATCCATAGTAACTGGCTCGTCTGCCCACTCGACTATTAAATCGCAACAGTTAGAGTATACACTAGTTTTGCCGTGACGTAAACCCATTTTAGTATCCAAAGCAAGTACGCTCATCGGCTTCCATGCATTAGTTAAGAAAAATTTCGGTAATTTCCCGCTCATTACAACAGCTACTTGTGTGTCGTCATCTAGTCTGTAATTATATTCTTTTTCTTTGATTAACTGATTAAAATGTTTTCCAGTCTCGTCATTGGGTAATCTAAAATATACACCAATTCGATCAAAAATTCCATTATTTTCCAGGGCTTCTGATAAAATTTGTAAATTTTCAAAATACTTGTTATTCACATAAGTGTCAAATACAACCAATAATGGTAATCTACGTAAATTGACCAAAGACTCTATGGTATCTGAAATTGAATGAGTTTTTTTGTCCACATATACTCTGGTTTTTGACCGGTTAGCAATGTACTCTGTTAAATTTTCACCTGGATTTTTTGCATTTTCGACCAAGTACTGGTATCGCATACTTCGGTCATTGATGATATTTTGATCAATCGATGTTGACAGCCCTAAGTCATCGGTAATAGCTTTTTGAAAATTTTTATGTTCAATGTCGGTGATTAAAAATTGGTCAAAAATTTCGGTTTTCGACCATGATTTTATGGTTTTATAGTAGTCTGTAATAGCTTCGTCAATTTCAAACTCAAACGGACTGAGAGCTTCATATAGAGCAACGATATTTTTTTCAGTCAGCTCGCATTGCCAATTTTTAGTGTTTACGTGCGAAGTAAGCCCATCTGTAGTTTTTGTCAAATTTGTCAAAATTTGACGAATTTCTTGAGAAAATGACATTTCTATAAAAAGTATGGATTCTTGCTCTTCGTTCTTTTTAATATAAAGTTTTTTAATTTGTTCTATGTGTCTAAAAGGTTTAGACCAAGAAATATCAGATAATGTGGTTTTAATTTCTTCTGAAAAATTCTTGATTTTTTCAGAATTTTCTCGAAGAATTTTGACTAGCAATCGACTTTGATTTTCTGTGATAAAAATATGCGAATTTACAGAAGATGCAAGGCTACGTAACACTTTGCAATCTCGACCAGATATTTGGTCTTCAATGGCAGGGTTAGTTGCATTAGAAATTTTAATTAATAAGTTATCTACAGTCATAATAAAGTAAGTGTACACTAACGATTGTTAAAGGTCAACCAATTAGAAAAAAATAGGCCTCAATATTATTTAAGGCCTATTGTGTACCTTTTGGGCAAATTGATTATAAAGTTGCATCTTCCATACCAGCAACACGTAGCTTCACAATATTTGTGATTTGCCATTGTTTCTGATCAAGTGCTTTAGTAATACCTAACCACTTATTACGTAGTAAAGCAAATTCGTTGATAATTTTTTCAAAGTCAACAACATCTGCTTCACCTTCTACATAACGATGGCAATCTTGACTACTTAAGGCACGTTGATAGTTTTCCAAGTATTTACGAAAATGTTGACTCTTAAGACGTCTTAATTCAATGTTAAGGTATTCTAAAATTGCTTCAATTTCTTGTAATTGACCGAATCTATGCTCGACAATGCCTGGCATCGATGCCGCGGCACGTTCAACATTTCCAACAATCTTACATTCTTTAGCTGCATCAATTAACTGATCGTTAAAGTAATCAACGGCATCTGGAATTTTAGAAATATCTTTACTAACTTCAGAATACCAACCCATTAAAACTCCAATTCGCCGTAATCTTCGTCATCTTCGATATCTTCGTCATCATTGAGATAATATCCGATTGCTTGATCAAGTGTTTCGTCTACACCTAATGCTTCTTTAAAAACTTTATCCGGTACACCGAAATCTGCCAATAGATCAACATAGCGTTCTGCTACTGTTTCTAATTGTTTTTTATCAATATACTCAACAAAGTTTAGCCAAATATCGCCCACTTGTGTTTCATTCAACATTCTCTTCTATCTCCTCTGGAATGGTAGTTGGTTTAATTTTTAAATGATAATTTGCCATTACCATATCTAATTTATCATCTTTCCATTCTTTTCGGTACAATAAGGTTTCTTCTCCAGTAGTTGGATCAACATATTTTAAACGATTACCTTGTTGTACAAGAAGTCCTTGCTTTTCAAGCATATCAACCATACCGCTATAAGGATTCATTCCAGTTTCATATGGAATTTTAATTTGCACTGACTCGAACGGTTTAGCATAACGTGTTTTCATAATTTTGCATGCTGCACGAATACCATTTACCTCGCTAGTTTTGTTGCCGTCTTCGTCTTCTTTCAACTTTAACTTCTTCATAGCAACCACGATAGAACTTGCATAAACGAATCCTTGACCGCCTGAAATTTTGTCATCTGGATCAAACATATCTTGGCTTGCGTATGTATGATTAGTACATACCATACCAACATTATAATTACCAAACATGTTTACACAGTTACGAACAAGTGCTGTAAGTGCTTTAGGTTTACGACCCATATCACCTTTAAGGTCACCTGCTTCAAATTGATTAATGTCAGTAGGAGTAAGTAACATACCCAAGCTGTCTATGACAAACAGGACTTTTGGTCGTTCAGTCATTTCTTTATATTCTTTCATAAACTCATGAATAGTTTTAGCCACATCATCGATCATGGCCATGTTGAGTTTAAGAAGTTTATCTTCGCTAGTATCCACACCTAAATCGTGTAACCACTTTTCATCTAACGCATTTTCTGTATCAACTAAGATAACATAAATGCCTTGAGCTTGTGCATTACGTACTAGATTACCCGAACAGATAAAACTTTTACCTGCACCGCTTTCGCCGGCAAACACAGTTACTTTACCTAGTGGGACTCCTTTATGGAAGTCGCCACTAATTAAATAATTAAGTGTGTAGTTGCCTGTACTAACCCAATCTGTAGGATCATTGAATCCTACTCCAAGTCCGTCAATTGACTTGGTCAAAGTTTTTCTAAACTTTGATAAATCAAACGCTTTAGTTGCCATATTAGTTATCCAAGTCCATTGTGTTCCATTCTTGTACTACAGCAAGCATTTCTTCTTCTGTACTACAAAGAACTTTTGCGGTCTTCCACTCGCTTTCGTCATCACGACCACCAACTTCTACCATAAAGCCATTATCATAACGGTTAATAGTAATTGATTCATTTACTTTGCTTAGTTTGCTTAATTTAGCCATTTAATTCTCCTGTTTTTGTAGATGACTAGGGCGTACAACTAAGTTGTAGAGGCCCTAACCGATTATTGTTTTTGACGATTGCGAATCATTGCCAAGATATCTTGAGCACGTGAATCGCCACCCTCTGTAGATGTCGGAGCACTTGCTTTTGGTGCAGGTGTCGACTTAGATACTGGTGTATCGTCTTCGTCGATGTCATCTGTTGCTGGTGAAGATGCTTTAGGAGTTGACTTAACAGGATCTCCAGTATTTTGGCTCATCCCTGCTGGTTTGAAATATTGTCCCCAACGTTCCATATCATATGGTTCGCCGTCGACTGATGCTTCAAACATTTCTTTCATAACCTTTAACTCAACTTCGCCAGGTTTCTTAGGCAAAAAGTCTTGTAAGTTATATAAACCATATTGAGAAATAGCAGCCTGTTCAGCATCGCTCAATGGACGCTCACGACGTGCCCAACTAGATGTTGAGTAGTCAGCATAACCGCCTTTGCTACCTTTCTTCATGCGATAGTCTAGACCATGCACGTAGTCAGTTGGCAAATCTTCCAACTCTGGATCAACCAAAGCAGCACGGATGCTTGTAAAGATTTGTGGGCCGATAATAAATCTACGTATTGGATTTTCTGGCTGTTCTTCAGCCTTTTCGCCTAGACCGTCCTCAACAACAAATCCTTGGAAAATGTATGAACGCTTTTTCCAGTATTTACGACCCATATCTTCCAATGCTGGATCTTTAAACCATCCACGTACTTCTGAAAGAATAGGACAAGTGTCGCCATACATTTCAACGCATGGTACTTGTACTGTGATGTTTTTGCTTTCTGATTCGCCTTTGATACCTGCAAAGGGAAGTTTGATCATTGCACGTTCAACCCAGAAAAATGTGTTATCTGTGTTGCCGTCTGGTAAGAATCGCATAACGGATTCGCTACCTTCTTTTAAGTTCCAAAACGGATAAATTGATTTATCTCCGCCTGTTCTTTCTCCAGAACCTTTTGATTCCGATGCCTTAAGTTTTGCTCTAATTTCAGCTAAAGTTGCCATAATATTCTCCTATTGTTAGCCTTTATGTGCTTTTTTATTTGCCTAATATTCATTTATGATCTACATAAACAAAAAGCGCATACATGTTATTGTATACGCTTTTATTTAGCATTGCAAGAGAAATCTTGCTGAAAATACGAGTATTTTACTCAATCAACGATAGTGTACCAAATTAACAATTCTAGTCAATTCGTCATTACGGAAGCTAGTACTTTCGCCCATTGCTGCTGGCCCGGCTGGCATTTCTTGGGTTGTTTTTACCGCATTCGCTTGATTTTGAGCGTCGGCTGCCGCATATTGTGCATCGTCAGCTTTTTCAGCTTCGCTTTTTGCTGGTGCAGCTGCAGGTGCTGCCGCAGGTGCTGCCGCAGGTGCTGCCGCAGGTGCCGTCGCCATATGTCCAACTGTGTCACGCGGACCATTATAAACTCGTTTTTGTGCCGCTTGGCCTGTCGCAGGTGCAGCATCTGGCTTGGCAAATGTAGCATCTGTTCCAAATTCAGAACCTTGTGCTGTAACATTTGCAGGTGCGCCAGCAGGTGCCGCCGCAGGTGCAGGAGTAGGTTTTGCTTGATTAGCTGGATTTTCTAAACCACCTGTCGGAATTGCGGTTGCCGCGTTAGTAGTACCGACTGGATTCTTAGCGGCATCTCCTGTAGGAGC